TCAGGATTTTGTCTCTTTTTCTCTTTTGTTTACCTCTCTCTCGCTGGCTTCCACCATCGAGATCACGTTCAGCAGCACCAGCCGCACCACAGCGGGGTGCAGGCAGCTGTTGTTGATGGCGTTGATGACGGACTTTTGGAGTTCTTCAATTTTTGCGGTTGTGGTCATTTCATCACCCTTTCTGCCATCGGGGAGCCGGAATATTCCGGGCGCGGATAGCTTGTATCTTCGGTTCGCGTGCCGCCGCAGGCTGCCAGCGTAAGCGGGATGACCAATGCAAGCACCAACAGCAAAGCCAACGTGGCCAAAATCTGCATGAATTTCTGCATTAAATCTCCCTCCCGTTCACGCTCAAAGAACCGCATTCAATTCTGCCGGGGATTTCAAACTTGCTGGCATTGCAGTGGATGACCTTATCTACCTGGTCAATGGCAATGCCCACAAACTCGCTGGTGGCCCCGCCGGTGGAATAATCAAAGCTGGGGTCGCCGGTGGAGAACCAGCCTAAAAACGTGTAGCGGGAGTTATCGCCAATATAAGATTTGCCGTACCGGCTGCTTAACACACCGGTCAGGTTGTTTTCCCAGTACCAGCGGATGCGCCCCGTGTCAATGTCCACACGAGTGCCAGCATCTTTGCCCATACGAATCCAGGCATTGTCCAGGTCATAAGTGGTTGTGCGCGCCTTATTGTGAATCTGCCCGGTCGTAATGTTTCCGCCGTTGATGATTGTCTTGTCCTGGTTCCAGGTACTCAAATCCGAAAATGTCACCACGCCGGATAGGTTGATCTGTGCGCTGGTGATCTCTGTTCCGCCTGCCGTCAGCTTGATGGTGCTGCTGGTTCCGCTTGTGCTGGCCGTCAGCTTAATTTCGTTCACCGTCTGCTTGATCTCGGTTTTGGTTTCGTTGGCGGTCAGATAGTCGCCGGTGCTGGCCGTCCAGGCAGTGGGGGTGTTGCCCATCTGCACCATGGGGTGCATAATGGTCAGATCGTTGGTAACAGTGGCGTTATCGTTCGCGGTACTCACAAACAGACCATCTGCATAGCCGTCCGCGGTCGCCGTGAACGCCGCCCAGCGCAGCTTCCAGCCGTTGTCCAGCTCAATGTCCTGCTGGGCCTGCTTGAACGCGGAGCCGTAATAACTTTTTGTGCCGCTGCTGCTCTTGGTCTCGAACTGCAAAAACAGGCGGTCCGTGCCGGAGTTGAGCTTGTACAGTACGCTGGCGCAGTAGGTCATGCCCTTGGCAATCACCAGCGTTTTGTCCGCGCCAAAGTGGAAGCGGGTGTTCTGGGCCTTATTTGTCACATGGACGGATTCCCCATCAATGGTGTAGCTGCCCTTGACGCTGGCTGCGTTGCCGCCGGTATCTACCCCGGCATTATTCCAGTCGTCGGTGCCGACAATAATGTTGTTGCCGCCGGTGATCCGCTGGGTTACGGTCTGGGTAATGCTGTCGGCTTTCTGGTCAATCGCAGAAACGGATTCTTTAACGGTCTTGAACTCTTGCTTCGTGCTGTCAAGGTCATCCGAAATGGTCGTGGTGGTTCCTTCCAGACTGCTGACTTTGGTGCTGATGCTGTCCGCCTTTTGGCTGATGCTGGAAACATCCTCTTTCAGGCTTTCCACCGTTGCGGTAGTGGCATAATCCTGCAATTTGCTGTCAACCGCATCATTGGCAGCGCTGGTAGCGGTGTCCTTCACGTTGGCCGTTACCGTTTCAGTCACTGACTTGGTGACTTCGGTTTTGATCTCGTCAGCGGTCTGCGAAAATAAGCTTTTGGCGCTTTCCTGCGTCAGGTAGTCGCCGCTGCTGGCGTTCCAGGCGGTCGGCGCGTTGCCGTATTGCAGCATGGGGTGCAGCAGCGAAAACTTGTTGGTGTAGTTGCCGGTACCAGCGTGGGTGGTACCACTGCCCATATCCACCAGCTTTAAGGTGGCGTTGTCCGGCGGCGTCCACAGGCCATACCGCAGTACCCAGCCGTCCGTCTGCTCAATCTCCAGCTGATCAGTTGGCTTAATGGTTGCCCAGCTCTGGCTGGTGGAGTACCCCGCCGTGTAAGCGATTTCCATACAGAACTCATCCGCACCAGAAACGGGTTTGTACATAACAGACAGGCACAATGTCACGCCTTTTGCCACATACGCACCCACCGTTGTCCAGCGAAAATATCGGTTGGAGTTGGTGTTGGCCATGGTCGCCCCGCCGGTTAGTTCATAGGTAATAGAACTGCCGTCGCCGGTATTGCCTTTCAGTTCAGCGTTTTTGAAGCTCTCACTGCCCAGGATTAGGTTCCCGCCGCCGGTGATTTTGGTGTCTTTTTTCACCTCCGCCGAAAGCCCGTCCACCGTTGCTTTCAGGTCGGTGTACTTGCCGGTCAGGTCGCTGGCCTTTACTTCCAGGCCGTCCACGCTGGTCTTGATCTCCAGCATCTTGCCGGTCAGGTTCTTGTAGCTCTGGCTGTTCACGGCACTGGAACTTTCCCGGCTGGCGCTGCCCACGCTCTCAAAGCTTGCCTTGCCAGAGGAGATTGTGGCGCTCATCAGGTAGGTGTCAAACTCCCGCCCGCGTGCGTCCTTAACGTGCACGATCTGCCCGCAGGCAAGGCCGGAGCTGCTGGGCACCGATACTTTGCAGGGGGTGTAGGTCACGTTTTTCAGCACGTTGTACAGGTTTTGGACAACGCTTTTCAGGTTGGCTTCGGTGCCGGTCGTCAGCAGCAGATTGCCCTGCACTGCATAAGCGTTGGTGGCGGTGGTGCTGTCGGGGTAGATGACCCCCACGTCACTGTCCGACTGCCGGATCTGGACTTTCTCAATGGCCTTGACTGTGTAGTCCTCGTAGCTCAAACTGTCGGCATAGTAGGCGGTGCTGTTGCTGGCACCGTCCGGGGTGATTTTAGCAGTGCTGCGCTTGTCTGTGTAGGTCAAGAATTGCAGCTTGCCGTCTGCGTTCATGTGGGCGTAGCAGCCTGCCGCTTCCGCCGCCCAGGAGATGATCTGGCGGCAGGTTAAATCATCCGCATAGAATGCCTGCACGCTGTAGCTGCCATTGATGGGCAGGCTGCTGCTGGCAAGCGCGACCCCTGCCCGCTGGCAGGCCAGCTGTACCAGCTGCCAGATGGTCTTGGGGAACTGTGCCTGATTGGCCCGCAGCCAGCCGGAGAAGTCCGCATCCAGCTTGGACATGGTGTCGTAGGCCGTGACCTTGTAGCTGTTGCGCTTGGTGCGGGTGGGCTTCTCAGCATAGAAAACGCCCACCTTGGTGCGGCTCCCGGCATCGTCCTGCCGGTAGTAGGTCAGGGCGTCCCCGGCAGTAATTTGCAGGCTGCCGCCCGGGTCCGCCCAGATTTCGGCTTCAATGTAGTCCGAAAACGCGGAGCCAATGGTAAATTCCTGCCCGGCGTTTACCGCAGTGTGCAGGGTAAGGCTCTTCACCGCGCTGCCGGGGGAGCCGCCCTTTAATTCGGTGCCGCTTGGGAGAGTGAGAATTGGTTGGAGCAAATATACACCTCCTTTGGTTTTAGTTAGGAGTTAGAAGGGAGGAGTTAGGAGTTCATGGTGTGCGCGTGCGCGCACGGGTTGAAAATTGGGCCGCAATCCCGTAGGAGCGCACATTGTGCGCCCGTCGCCCTGTGGCAAATCCTGTTATGGCATCATCTACCGCAAAGCCCCGGAACGGTCAAGACCGTTCCCTACAGAGCTGGACCTTAGGCCCGTTTTAACTCCCAACTCCTACTTCCTACCTCCTAACTCTCAATCAGCATTCGATAATGTTAAACTTCAAATTCTTCCACTGTTTCGTCTTGGCATTGTGCCAGGCGATGCCGTATTTGCTGCAGTAGCAGGTGGTGGTTTCGGTCTCGGTGGAAGAGCCGGCTTTGGGATGGGTGAACTGAAACGTTGCCTTGCCTGCAAACAGCCCGATGATGTACTTGTATTCGTCGTCCGTCAGGCAGCTGTAGGCGATGGGCCAGGTGGAAACCTTTTCCCGCACCACTTCCCGGTGCATGTACCCGGCTTCGTCGCGGCCGGAATCGCTGGAATCCAGGTCGGAATAGCTCGGTTCAATGTCGCAGTCCGGTGCGTACAGGGATTTGCCATCAATCTGGAACAGATTGGTTAAGGTCACGTTACACACCTCCTGTGGCAATGGCCTGTTTGCGCTGCCAGCGCTGTACGGCGCGGCCTACGTCCTCGTCGGTCAGCTCGATGCCGTACACGGCGGAGAGGATCTCCCGCAGCACGGAAACCACGGCTTCAAAGCCCGCCATCTGGCCTGCCTGCAGGTCCTCCATGACCTCGGCCACGGCCTGCTTGATGGTGTCCAGCGGAGCTTCTACGTTGGTGCCGTGGCTCTGGTCGCCCAGCACCGCCAAAAACTCCCGGTTCGCCGGGATGACCGCGCCTTGTGCCAGGTAGGGAATCTGTGGGGCGGTCAGGGTGCTGATATGAAACCCAACATGCCCGCCGCCGAATATGTCCGGCAGGTCGAACGACAACCCGTTCAGCGCGTTGATGACCGCATTGATGCCGGTCACAACGGCGGAGATCATCCGATTGATGAAGCCGATGATGCCATTGACGGCGGTCTTGATGGCGTTCGTCATCTTATCCCAGACGGTGCTGACCGTGTTGCCGATGGCCTGCCAGGCAGCATCCCAGTTGCCACGGAACACGGCGCTTAAAAAGTCCGCCAGCCCACGCAGCACAACAACGGCCAGATCGATGGCATCCGCAATAGCCCCAACGGCCACGCCAACAACGTCCGCAATGGCGTTGAATACCTCAGCAAATGCGGGGCCGAACGTGGCGATAATCCACTTGGCCACCGGGGCCAGCAGGTTGTTCCACAGGTCCAGCAGGCAGTTGGCAACGCTTGCCACCAGCAAAAGAATGTCGTCCCACAGGGGCTTGAGATGAGAGGACCAGAGGGTAGATAAAATCTGCATCAGGTTAGTAAGGATCGGCTGCAAAACGTTCTGCCACAGGGTGGTAAAAATGCCTTGCAGGTTTTCCAGCGCCAGGGCGGCACTCTGGGCAATGGGCTGGCCGTACTCGGCCCAGGTCAGCTGAACGCCGCCCAAAAGATCCTGCCAAACGGTCAGGGCAGCGGTTTTCATCTGCTGCCAGGCTGCATCCCACAGCGCGGCGGCGGGGGCAAGCACAGCCTGTAATGTAGCCCAGAAATTTTGCAGCTGCTGGTTTAATAGAGCCGGCGGACTTAACTGTGGCGGTTCGGCATCTGCGGCTTTGATTGTTGCAGCGCTGCTGCTTTTGCGGGTGGTGGAAGTCGCCGCAGCTCCGGCACTTTCGGCAAGAGAAGCCTGCAGCCGGTCCAGCTCATCAAATTCCGCAACGCTGCGTTTGGCGGCCTTGGCTGCTTTGGTGGTGCCACTGGCAAGTTTGGCCTGGGCTTTGGCGGCTTTGTTGGCGCTGACTGCTGCTGCGGCGGTCTGCTGCTCAAACTTTGCCACCGGCACGGCGGAGAACGCAGCGTTTACACTGCGGCTTATTTTTTTCAGGGCAGTGCGCAGGCCGTTCAGCGGCTGCTGCGCGGTGTGGGTAGTTGTTTGTGTAGACAGGGCAACCTGAAGGCTGCCTGCATAGGATTTTGGCAAAAGCATCTACCTCCTTATGAGGACTTAATTGGCCAACAGGCGCTGCAGCCGCTGGCGTTCCGCTATCTCTGCCGGATTCAGGCGGGGGCGCAGGTCAACCATGGCTTTGTTTTTGCGGTAGTAGTCCTGTTCCCACGGCTGCAATTTTTGGCCGTGGCGCAGCTTGCTGCGCACCCGCAGCATGGTAGCCAGCTGGCCGTCCCCAATGCTGTTGAACCAGGCCATAAAGGTCCACCAGTGCAGATAAGGCAGGGCGCGCACTTCGCACCCGGCGGCTTTGTTGATGTCGGCGGCAATCAGCGGGGCGTCCTGTTCCCAGTCCAACAGCGGCGGGGCAGGGGAGCGGGGCAGCGTTTGCCCGCAGTTCAAAAAATCTGCCAGCTTCTGCATGGCCTCCGAATAGTCGCTGCGCGGCAGATCGCCCTCATAAAATAGGGCCAGGGCCACCCGCCAGCGGATGAATTCCGGCTCGCTGGTATCGTTCAACCGATGCAGAATATCCAGAATATCGCGGTAATCCGAATGAATCGGATATGCTTTTCCGCCAACCTCCAGCCGGGTGGGCAGCCGCCAGCTGCTCATACCTGCACCCCGCGCGCGGCGCGCGCTGCCTGGGCCTGCTGCACGGCCAGCGTGGCTTTGGCATCCGCGCACTGGCGGGCACCGGCTTCCAGAATGGGCTGCAATGCCGCAAACAGATTGGTGATGACCCGCTCGCCGTTGCCGGCAACCGCCAGCAGATTGGTGCCGCCCAGCATGGCGTCAAAATCATTGCCGGGGCCAAATACTTCCGCCAGCAGCCCCTTGGCGCGCTGATCCGCCTGGGCCAGCAGCTGTATGGCATCGGTCCCAGTGGGGCTTTGCGCCTGCACCTGCTGTTCCAGCTCTTGCAGCTGATTTTGCAGGGTGCAAAAACGGCTGTAAACATTGGGGTCGCTGGGGTTAAAGCGCAGCACTCCGCCGCCGTGCTCCGGCCCGCCATTGACCGCGTATTCGCGCAGGCCGGTATCAATCGTAAGTTGTTCCAT